GGAGACCTTCTCGGTCACCACGGCAGGCGTCACAGGCACCACCACGGGGGCAACCCTCGCCGAGACCTTCACGGTCGCCGCGGACGGCACCGTCACCGGTGGCAGCCCCGCCACGGGCGCCGATCTCGCCGAGACCTTCGCCATCACCACGACGGGGCTCGTCGGCAGGGCGACCGGCTCAGCCCTCGCTCAGACCTACGCCACGACCACGGCGGGCACGGTCGGGTCCTCGACCACCGCCTCGCTCTCGGAGACCTTCACGGTCACGGCAGCGGGCGTAGCGGGCACGCCACCGCAGTCGGGCAGCACCCTTGCCGAAACGTTCGCCATCACCGCTGCGGGCGTGGTCAGCAGGGTCACCGGGGCAGCACTCGCCGGGTCGTTCGGGATCACCGCGTCGGGCACCGTCGACAACCCGGCGAAGTCGTCGGGCGCGACCCTCGCCCTCGGCTTCACGGTCACCGCGACGGGACCGGCCAGCACGCCCGCCCTCGGCGGGATGCGCCGCTCGGCCGTCCCGTACCGGCAACTGCCCGCACGCAAGCGCCAAGTCCACCTGGACGGCAAGGCCAAGCCGACCGTCCTCGACTTCGACATCTTCGCGTGGGGCCGCGTCGGCTCCGCGCAGGAGACCACCCTCGCCGCCACGTTCGCCGTCGAGGCCTCCGGCGTCGTCGGAACATCTGCCGGAGCGACCCTCGATCTCGGCTTCACCGTCGACGAGTGGCACGAGCGGACGCTGACGATCACCGACAACGACCTGCGCCGGATGCGCGACGACTACGAGCTGCTGCTCACTCTGTAAGGGAGTCCCCATGCACGAGATCCGCAACCTCGCTGTCGAGGGCATCGAACTGCGCGAGCACGCCGAGAACGGTCCCGGCATGTCGTTCCGTGGCTACGCTGCCGTGTTCAACTCCGACAGCGAGCCCCTGCCCTTCATCGAGCAGGTCGCCCCCGGCGCGTTCCAGCGGTCCCTCGGGGCGCGGAACAACGTCAGGATGCTCCTCAACCACGACACATCCAAGGTACTCGGCGCGACCCGCTCGGGAACCCTGCGACTGTCGGAGGACTCGACGGGCCTCATGGTCGACGCCGACCTCCCCCCGACGACCTACGGGCGCGACCTGTCCATCTCGATGACACGCGGCGACGTGGAGGCCATGTCCTTCGGCTTCAGCGTTCCCCGTGGCGGCGACACCTGGAGCGAGGACGGCCAGCGCCGCACCCTCAATGAGGTCCGGCTGCACGAGGTGTCCGTGGTCACGTTCCCCGCGTACCCGTCGACGACCGCCGCCGTCCGCTCCTACATCGCGCTCGCGCAACGCTGCAACGAGGATGCGGACCTCCTGTCCGTCGCCGTCGACGCGCTGCTGATGGGCGAGCAGATCGGTATCGACGCCGCGACCCTGCTGCGCTCGGTCATCGACAAGATGGTGGAGCAGCCCGAGGAGCCGACCGCGGAGATCAGCATCGAGGACATCCCCCTCGCCCTGCTCATGAAGCAGCTCGACCTCATGGCGAAGGCCGGCTAGTCCTACCCCATTTCCTTCCACCGTCGCGGAGCCGCGTCGGTGGTCCCACTGCGGAGCCGCGTGGATCGCACGACACCCATTCAACTCAAGCCCGAAAGGTGGCTCCATCGTGAGCACTTACATCGAGCGTCAGGTTGAGGAGCGCAACCGCGCATTCGGCGAGGCCAAGGCCATGCTGGAGACTGCGGCTTCCGAGAAGCGCGACCTCAACGCTGACGAGCAGGTCAAGTACGACAACATCACTGCCGACATGGATCAGCGCGCTGAGGTCATCAAGCGCATGGTCGCTGACGAGGCACGCGACGCGGAGATCCGCACCGCCATCGCCGGTCACGCCGAGGCCCGTCCCGAGCTCCGCGACGACAAGGCTGCCGTCGTCGACGACTCCGAGGTCATCCGTCGACTCGCCAAGGGCGAGATCCGCTCGGCATCCTTCGAGACTCGCGCCGTAGCGAAGTCGTCCACCGGCTCGCCGGTCCCGACCTCGTTCTACGACCGCGTCATCGAGGTCGCCAGGTTTGTCGGCCCCATGCTCGACGAGGGCTTCATCCTCGCCACCGCATCGGGTGAGAACCTCCAGATTCCGCGCACGAACGCCTACTCGACCGGCTCGGTCACCGCTGAAGGTGCTGCCTTCGCAGCGTCCGACCCGACCTTCCAGGCGTTCCTGACCCTCGGCGCCTTCAAGGAGTCGACGTTCTTCCAGGTCTCCACGGAGATGCTGGACGACACGGGCGTGGACATCCTCGGCTACATCGCCACGAACATCGGCCAGGCGCTCGGCTACGCCGCGAACGCCAACCTGACGACCGGCACTGGCACCGTCCAGCCGACCGGCATCGTGACGTCGGCGGGCTCCGGCATCACCGGCGGCACCGCCGTGTCCGGCGCACCGACGTACGCCAACGTCGTGGACCTCGTCTACAGCACGGACGCCGCGGTTCGCCGGATGCCCGGCTTCGCCATCATGGGAAGCACGAGCGCCATCTCCGGTCTCCGCAAGCTCGTGGACACCACCGGCCAGCCGCTGTGGCAGCCGGCGCTCATCGCTGGAGAGCCGGACCGGCTCCTCGGCTACCGGATCGTGGAGAACCCGCACATGGCCGCCGTGGCCGTGTCGGCGAAGTCGCTCATCGCGGGCGACCTGAAGTCGTTCATCGTCCGTCAGGTCGGCGGGATCACCCTCGACCGCTCGGATGACTACGCCTTCGGCTCGGGCCTGGTCACCTTCCGCGCCACCCTGCGGCTGGATTCAGGTCTGCCGCAGTCGACCCACGTCAAGTACTACGCAGGCGCGGGCACCTGAGCCGACCCTGCCCCACCTGTCCGTGGGCCGGTTCGCGGCACAGCGCAACCGGCCCACGGGCTTCCCATCCCTCTGTGCAAGGGGCAAGCCATGTCAAGCAAGAGATCGGGCAATCCTGCCGTGCGTGCGGCCGTCGCTCCACGGGCCACGACCCGGCCACGCGCCATCTTGGTAGCCTCAAATTCCCCGTGGGCGAATACGGGATACGGGCAGCAGACCGCGCAGCTCGCACGCCGGCTGAAGGCTGACGGGCACGCCGTCGCACTCGCGTCGAACTACGGGCTGGAAGGCACCGTGTCCTCGTGGGAGGACATGAAGATGTACCCGCGGGGATTCGACCTCCATTCCTCGGACGTGGTGCCTGCCTACCTGCACGCGCACGCGCACGAGAACCCCGGCCTCGACCCGCTGCTCATCACCCTCTACGACGTGTGGGTCTACAAGGGCGAGCACTGGAAGACCGTTCCGCAGGTCGCCCCGTGGACGCCTGTCGACCACTTCCCGGTGCCGCCGGACGTGACCACGTTCCTTCAGCGCGACAACGTGACGCCGATTGCCATGAGCCAGTTCGGGCAGAAGATGATGCTCGACGCGGACATGGAGTCCATCTACGTCCCGCACGCCGTCGACTCCACCGTCTACCGGCCGACCGAGTCCTTCACCGGGCCGAACGGGCCGATGACGGGCCGCGAGTTCATGGGCATCGGCGAGGACGCCTTCGTCGTCACGATGAACAGCGCGAACAAGGGCGTCGTCCCGAACCGCAAGGCGTTCCCCGAGTCGTTCCTCGCCTTCGGGATGCTCGCCCAGCAGTACCCCGACGCGGTCCTGTACTGCCACACCGAGGCATCGGGCGGGATGGGCGGCATCGACCTGCTGCGACTGGCCGCGATGTGCGGCATCCGCAAGGAGCAGATCGTCTTCCCCGACCCGTTCGTGTGGCGCATGGGGATACCGAACGAGGTCATGGCGGCGATCTACACCGCCTCCGACGTGTTCCTCCAGCCGAGCATGGGCGAGGGCTTCGGCATCCCGCTCGTGGAGGCGCAACTGTGCGGCACCCGTGGCATCGTGTCGAACGCGACCGCGCAGCCCGAGCTCCTCGGCGATGGGTGGCTCGTGGAGGGCCAGCCGTGGTGGGACGCCATGCAGAAGGCATGGCTGTGGGCGCCGTCCGTGGAGTCCATCCTCCAGGCGCTCGTCGAGTCCTACGAGGCTCCCCGTGAGCGGTCACGCAAGGCCATCGACTTCGCCATGCAGTACGACGCTGACTACGTATTCGACGCCTACTGGCGTCCCGCGCTGAAGGTGCTCGCACTGTGAGGGTCGCATGGGTCAGCCACCACCTCCCCTATGCAGGCGAGCGCGAGGGCCACTTCCTGCCCGGTGAGTTCATCGGCGGCGCGGAGATGACCGATCACGACTGGATCTCGGCCTCCCCCGTGAACCTGACGATCCACTCGCCGGGCGACTGGACCGAGATCGACGCGGACCACTTCATCGTCACCGGCACCGACTACCTGACCGAGCAGCAGATGACATGGCTCGGCACGAAGTCGCCCGTCGTGTTCGTCCATCACACGCAGCCCCGCTCACCCGGCCGCAAGGCGTTGATCGACGGCTCGTCGCTGTTCCTCGTCCACACGCCCGCTCACCTGGCACGCGAGCTGGAGTGGACGTCCCCGAAGCGAACCGACTTCGTGCTCTCCCCGATGGACACCCTCGGGATCGCCCCGGCGCGCAAGCAGCGCTTCGCGGTGTGGGCTCAGCGGATGCACTTCCTCAAGGGTCCGCTCGCGGCGAAGGTGTGGGCGGCAAGCCAGGACCTTCCGCTGACGATGCTGTCCGACGCACCACGCGCCGAGGTGCTGTCCACGATGGCGCGGGCGAGCCACTACGTCCATCTCCCGCTGATCCTCGAGTCGGAGTCGCGGGCGACGATGGAGGCGGTCCTGTCGGGCTGCAAGGTCCACGTCAACGACAACGTGGGCATCGCTTCGGTGGAGGGCTGGGACGACCGCGCACGACTCGCCGGGATGCTCGACGGGGCGGCTGAGCGCTTCTGGGATCTGGCGCTGTCATGAAGGTCGCCGTCCTCGTCCCCACCCTCGGCCGGCCGGACAACATCGGGCGGGTCCGCGATGACCTGTACGCCACCGTGGACCCTCACGACGTGGTCCTCTACTTCGTCATCGAGAGCCACGACCACGAGTCCGAGGAAGCCCTCGCCGACTTCGAGTGCTTAGGGATCTACAACGGTCGCAGCCCGTCCTATGCGGGGGCGATCAACTCCGCGGTCCTCGCCACGTCCGAGCCGGTCATCTTCATGGGCGCCGACGACCTGCACTTCCACGAGGGCTGGCTGCCCCCGCTGCTCGACCTCGCGGAGACGTTCGGCCTCGTCGGAACCAACGACCTGCACAACCCCGACGTCAAGGCCGGCTGGCACTCGACGCACTCGCTCATCACCCGCGAGTACGCGCTGACCGCGTGCGTCGACGCCCCCGGCGTCCCGCTGCACGAGGGGTACGTCCACAACTACGTGGACACCGAGGTGGTTGCCACCGCGAGGTCACGCGGGGAGTTCGCTCCCTGCCTGGCCTCCATCGTCGAGCACGCGCACTGGCTCTGGGGCATGGCCCGAATGGACACCACCTACGCCAAGGGACGCAACTCCGAGCCCGACGACCGAGCCGTCTTCAATTCACGGGGGCACCTGTGGACGTAGCGGTGCTCGGAGCGGGCGGCTTCCTCGGCAGTCACATGGTCACCCGGCTCGTCGCCGACGGGCACTCGGTCCTGGCTGTCAGCCACCACGCGCCGACCGATCCGATCCGCAGGGCCGCGTGGGACTCCGCTCACGGGCGGGAGATCGTCGACATCCGGAACGACCACCTTCCGCTGCACGGCGTGCAGGAGGTCTACAACTTCGCCGCCGATATGGGTGGGGTCGGCTATTTCAACGCCCACGACTTCTGGCCCTACCTCAATAACAGCCGGATCACGTTCAACGTGCTGGAGTCGTGCGTGCGGACCGGCGTCGGCCGCGTGTTCATGGCCTCCAGCGCGTGCGCGTACCCGACCGAGGGCCAGATGACGCAAGGCGTGGCCCCGCTGCTCTCCGAGGCGATGCTGGAGCACGGCGAGCCGGACCTCATGTACGGCCGCGAGAAGCTGATGGTCGCCCGGCTCGCCGAGCGCGCACCGCTGGACGCCCGCGTCGGCATCCTGCACACCGTCTACGGGATCGGGCAGGAGTGCGAGGGCGAGCGGATGAAGTTCCCCACCGCCATCGCCACGAAGATGCTGAAGGCGCGGACGACCGGAACCGTCGAGATCTGGGGCAACGGGGAACAGTTGCGCTCCTACCTGTGGATCGACGACGCGGTGGACAAGATCTCCGCTCTCATGGCCGACCCGATCAACCCCGGTCCGATGAACATCGGACGGCAGGGGGCGATCTCCGTTCGCGACGTCGCCCTGCTCTGCGCCGACCATCTGGGGATCGCCCCCGAGCTGCACTACACCGACGACATGCCCTCGGGTGTGCTGTCCCGTGACTGCGACAACGAACGCTTCTGGGGCCGCTACGGGCGCATGGAACCCACCGGCTACCCCGAGGGCTTCGCCCGACTCATCGACTGGCTGGAGGCCGCATGACGCTGTATGCGAGCAACGCGCAGATCAAGGCGGCGCTCCGCATCACCGACGCCGTGGACGACTCGCTGATCTCGATGGCGGGCTCTGCCGCGTCCGAGCTGATCGACAACTACACGGGGCGCACCTTCGGCACCGTCGCCGCGACCCGCTACTACGCGCCGACCGATCAGATCGTCTGCCAGGTGGACGACCTCGCGGGGACGGCCATCACCGTCATGTCCTCAAGCGCGGGCAACAGCGTGTTCGACCAGACGTGGGCGCTGACCGACTACCAGTTGGAGCCGCTCAACGGGGTCAGCGCGGGGATGCCGCTGCCCTACACCCGCATCCGGGCCATCGGCGCCTACTGGTTCCCGACGATCTTCAACTCGGTCACGGTCAAGGTCACCGGCACGTTCGGCTTCCCGACCGTCCCGTCGTCCGTCACGCAGGCCGCGGTGCTGCAAGGGGCGCGGATCTTCAAGCGTCTGGACTCCCCGCTCGGTGTGGCTGGCTTCGGCGACATGGGCGCCATGCGGGTCACCCGCTCCGTCGACCCCGATGTGGCGGTCCTGCTCGACCCGTACAAGCGGATTCACGGCATCGCATGACGACCCTCGGTGGCATCCGCACCGGGCTCGCCACGCGGCTGGCGACGATCAGCGGCCTCCGCACCTCCTCGTTCATCCCCGACCAGATCAACCCGCCGGTCGCCGTTGTCATGCCGTCGAGGATCTCCTTCGACCGTGCCATGCACCGGGGACTGGACGAGTACGAGTTCACCGTCGTGGTCCTCGTGGGCCGCGCCGACGAACGGATCGCACAGACCTTGCTCGACGACTACTGCAACCCGACGGGGACGTCGTCGATCAAGACCGCTATCGAGGGCGATCGGACCCTCGGCGGTGTCGTAAGTGATTGCCGGGTCGCCGAGATGCGGGGCATCAGCTCCGTCCTTGTCGGGGACACCACCTATCTCACCGCCGAGTTCGTCGTGTCGGTGTTCGCCCAATAAGAAAGGCAGACCATCGTGGCTGTTTTCGTTGCAACCGACTACAAGATCACCATCAACGGCACGAACTTCTCGACCTCGCTGACTCAGTGCGAGCTGTCCGAG